AAGACCATTGCTTCTGCCGGTCATCGTAGGGGAGCCCAGATGGGTGTCCTCCGTGTAGACCATCCCGATATTGAGGAATTTGTAGAGGCTAAGGCTAATGATTACAACCTTACGCAATTTAATGTTTCTGTGGGCGTCACGGATGAATTTATGGAAGCTGTTCGGACTAATAGCAACTTTGTTTTACGTTTTGCTTCTCGTCCTTACCGTACTATCTCTGCTAGATCTCTATGGGATAAAATCCTACGCCACACTTGGGATTGGGCCGAACCCGGTATCCTTTTTATTGATCGAATGAACCGAAAGAACAACCTTTGGTATTGCGAAACAATCGAGGCTACGAACCCGTGCGGGGAGCAACCTCTCCCCCCTTATGGAGCTTGTCTTCTAGGTAGCTTCAATCTGACTAAGTATATTGATTGGACAGCAACAGATCAGGAGATCTTCTTTGACTATGACCAGTTCAAGCATGATATACCCATTGTTGTTCGTGCTATGGATAATGTTGTTGACCGCGCCACTTATCCTCTTCGTCAGCAGGAGGAAGAGGCCAAGAATAAAAGACGTATGGGCTTGGGTGTCACTGGTGTTGCTAATGCTATTGAGTCCTTGGGGCATCCCTATGGCTCTGAGCAATTTATTTCTACACTCGAATCAATCCTTACCGTACTTCGAGACACTGCATACACTACTAGTGTCTCCCTAGCAATTGAGAAGGGACCGTTCCCTCTCTATGACGAAAGGCTACTAGAAAGTGAATTCGCAACATCTCTTCCAGAGGACATTAGAGATCTTATCAAAGCCCATGGGCTGCGGAACAGCCATCTTCTGTCTATTGCTCCTACTGGCACCATTTCTCTATCTGCAGATAATGTTAGTAGCGGCATCGAGCCTGTGTTTAATTATGGCTATGATCGCACTATTCAGACTTTTGCGGGAGCTAGAGTAGAGAGGGTAGAGGATTATGGTCTCCGTACTTTTGGGACTCGTGGTCGCATCGCTACCGATATTGGTGTTCTTGATCATGTGCGAGTTCTTAATACGGCCTCTCGTTTTGTGGATAGTGCGTGCTCTAAGACATGTAATGTCGGGGAAGATGTAACTTGGGAGGAATTCAAGAATGTCTACATGGAAGCCTATAACGGAGGAGCAAGTGGCTGCACTACTTTCCGAGCAGCCGGTAAAAGATATGGAATTCTTAACAGTGGAGCTGCGGAGGATATTGCAGAGAGCCCTGATAATGGGAAGGACGATTTTGTTTCGGAGGGGACGGCCTGCTATTTCGATCCGTCAACAGGACTTCGAACTTGCGAATAAAGTGAAAGAATTAGAAGACCGAGTTTTTACATTAGAGACAAAGGTGTTAGATTTTGAGAGTCTTAACTAATGGGGAAATCTTTGAGATACGTATTACGTCTAGACATTGAAGACCCAGTTAATATGGGCACCAGAATGAAAAGTGTTAATGGGACTTTCGAGAGCCCCACCTTCTCTGTTAGAGACATTATGAATCTACAGAAGCAGCTAGAACTTCTCCTGCTTGAACATCAGGTGAGGTACAAATGACTCAAGATGAAATGAGAAACTTCTACCTCAACAAACTCGATCACATCAACTTTAAGAAGATGCCTGTTTGGAGGTTCTTCGTACCAGCTAAGCTAGAGGCTTTCCCTTATAAGGAAGCTGATATAAACCTCTATGACCCCGATAAAGACATCATCACATTCTCTCTAACAATGAAGCCAACATATGAGGGCATCATGCATGAGGTGATTGGTAGTTATCAGGGAAAGGAATACCCAGTAGATCGCTGGTTCAAACCATACAGATGAACAAAAAAGAAGGGGCCGGGAGCTTTCGCTCCTCGGCCCCTTTTCTATTATAGTTGGTCTTGAAACTCTTTCGAGTATTCACGTCTGTTTTGCATCCATCTCTGCATCATATTAATTTGAGGCATAGATAGTTTTCTGTCTTCTGTAGTGATATTAAAGAAAAGTTTGGTACTGTCCCTTTCCACCTTAGGAAGGGCAGACCATGAAGCCCTAGCTCTATTCACTCGGTCATCTGCATCACCTGCATATCCCTTGTCTAGAGCTTCCTTTACCTCGTCTCTCGTTTGATTGAGAATCTTCTTAACCTCAGCAGCTTTCTCAGCCTGTCTCATCATCTTAAAACCTGGGCTCTCCATGAGAGCTAGGGCCTTACGATTGAGAAGAGGGGCTACCCTTTCATTGACATATCTGTCAAACTCTGGGATGGCTGTACGTTGGTCAAAGGTAAAGGGAGGGAGGTTAACCATCCCTAGGAGTCTATCAATATCGTTCTTGGCAGGCTGCTCTTTACGGGTAAGTAGGCCCGCAAGAGGGTTAGGCTCCCGCATATCTCCCTCTCTAGTAGCACTCCTTGCTGGTGTCCCCATAGACATTCCCCCGTCTTCTGTGGGTTCACCCAGAAAAGGAGCGAATATATTAGAGACATAGCGAGTAAGCTCTTGAGACATACGGTCAATACCGGGTTCTGCAATACGCTTGTCAGTAGCAGCTGAGTTAATGGTTCCTGTATCGTCACCTAGCATTCCCACCATTCTGTTTAGAGGATCAAGAGGACGTAGGAAACCAGAGCCAATCCCAGCACCATATTCAGCAGCGGCACGGAGACCTTCTTGGAAGGCCCATCTGCCCTCTGGGCTATCCTCATTCCTCCACCCCTCAATGAGCTGATGTAGAACAGTGTCACCTGTTACTTCTCTGCTCCACTGATTAATACCAATCTGATTCCCCAGTTCTGAGACCAGCTCCATGGGGACTTCTTGGTTGTTAAGGGCCATATTAGTCATACGAGCAGCTAGACGGAACAAGCTTTCAGGAGCAACGGCCTGCCTATTAAGGACATCACCTTTGTTCTCTTCACTCTCATACCATTGCATACCGCTAGCCATGTTCTCTTGAGCATGACTACCAAGCCAATAGAGAGCCAAGCTACCTACAGCAGCCTTAGAAGCTTTCTCTCCTGCTGTGAAGGTTTCCCCTTTGTACATCTTAGACCCAGCAGTGATAAAACCAATGGGGTTGTACTCAAGGAAGAAGCCTATGTTGTTATTCATAAACCTTCCGAATGGGAATAGAAAGCCCCATCCCTTAGCATTAGAGAGAGTTTCAACAGCCTTGGCAGCACTATTAAGCATACCATTGCCCTTAGTATAATCCATAGAGAAAGTATCTTTCAGGAGGGTCTGAACACTTTTCTCCCACATCTCTGGGGTGAGGAGGTTAGTGTCCCCCTTCTGTAGAATGTCATCAAGCCCTCTGCCATATTCTAGACGAGACAATTTATCTAGTTCTGAAAGACCACTAGCTGTCTTCGTAGCTACGTCCTGTAACTTGAGAAGACTGATCTGAGAGGCTTTATCGAGATACGTCTCCACCCCCCTTACAGCCATATTCTCATTAATACCAAACGCCTCAGGGGCTCCCTTGGTCTTAACACCACCAAAGAGCATGTCTAGGTGGTTCTCTCTAAGGGCCTTAGGGGCTGTAGCTACCAGTCTGTCCCAAGCTTCAATTGAAGAATAGGGGTCTAGTAGGTTACGAAGCTTAAAGCTCTGGTTCTTCAGAAGGGCCTTGCTCTGCCTAATAGCAGGATCAGCCCAACTTCTCCCCACCATCTTACCAGCATAACCTACAGTACCTAGCACACCACCATGTATCACTTCAGCCAGAGAGCGCATAGTGTATGCCTCCCCCCAACCTACAACGTTAATTGCTGTAGTACCGGGGTGAGAGACTAGAGCCCTCCTCCATACGGAGGCCAGATATTTAGTTGTCTGTGGGGTGGTCTCTACCTTCGGAGCCTGAAGAGCCTGTGTAGTCCCCTTCAGGATGTTACTAGAAGACTTCTGATTAGCCAAGGCAATACCAGCTAGGTTATCAGCATACTTCCTAGCCTGTGAGGCCATCCCAAGGGACGTACCACCGAAGTTCTGGGAAGCAGCCACAATGTCTAGCACCTGACCAAACTTATAGCCTGTGGGAGCCAGAGCTGTATTATAAGCATCTAGTTCCTTCTGAGGCATCCCCTTAGCAAACTGAATGATCTGCGAGGTGATGTTCTCTTCGGAGACATCTGCTCCACTATCAATGATGATTCGAGCAACACTATCTGGGTCATCCATATCGAAGAACCAGCTTACATACTTATCCATCTCTTTAAGAGGGGCATTCTCAAGCTGTCCGTTAGCCACTGCTTGAGACCAATCTCCCATGCTCTTAGCAAACTTAGAAGCACTAGCAAGAATCTTAGGAGCAGCTGTAGCTTTAGCTGCATTACGTCTGGCCTTCTTAGAGGCCTTTAGGGTCCTAGAGGCGTTGTCCAGCCCGCTGACGCCCTTCAGTAGATAAGGGGCAGCGGCTACTCCACCACCGAGAAGGCCGCCAGCGGCCGCTACAGCGCCTTGGAAGACACTATAATCATCCTGCATACCAACTTCCATGAGAGCGCTCTGTACAGCATGGTCCTGAGCTACGGAAATAGTAGCATCAGTGGCTGTAGCAATCCCAATCTCCTTCAAGGTGGCTTTGTAAGCTTCCTTCTTTAGCAGGCTCTGGGCAGCTGTCTTACCACCTACCTTATACGCCTGCTTTAGTAGTACCTGCTGAGCAGCTCTCCTAGCCCCCGTAGAGGCTAGCATACTTGCCCCCTTACCTACCCCAGCACCAATGTAGGTGGAGGGGGAGAGAACAACACTACCGATGTAATCAAACAGACCATCAGCAGCACCAGACCAACCATCGTTAGTTAGGAAGCTGCTTAGTTCATCATATCTCTTATAGGCATTAGCAGTACGGTCTTTAACCTCCTGCTCAGCTAGGGAGACATGTCGTAGCTCACTAAGGGTGGAGACATCATTGGTTCTAGCCCAACGCATGTGACTCACCCAGCTGTCCATCAGGTCTTCAGGAGCCCTGTCTCTCCACTGTGTACCGAAACGATCAACCATATAATCACGGATTTCCGTAACGGCTTGAGGATCAGCAAGAAGCTCATCCTGTGTCTTGCCTTTATGCTTTGGATTTGGATCGTAGGGCTCTGCCGTAAGCTCCGTATCAGGGGTTTTAAGGTCAGGGCTCTGGAACTCAGCAGGCTTAGGGTTGTATGGTTCTGGCTTGTACTGAGAATAGTCTTCCACCGGCCCCTGAACGGGGGCCAGTGGCTTGTAAGCTTCAGGCTTATACTGAGAGTAGTCTTCCATGCCACCCTCCCTTACTGAATGGTGCTATTGATATACATCTTCTTGCTACCATCTGGCATAAGCCACATGCTATTACCATCCCCAAGGTCTTTAATGAGGGTTTCGCCTGTAGGAAGCTTCTCTGGAAGGGCCTTAACCCCCTCAGCTGCTGGGCTCTCTTCCTCGTCTTCAACCAGCCATTGGCTAATTGAGGGAATCTGAGCTACCTGATCAGCATTAGCTGAATACATTTCTACAGTCTTTTGGGCAGCCATCTTAGCTACCACCTTCTGTTTCTCACCATCGTCTAGATAATTCTCACCAGTTTCAGCTTCTAGCTGAGCACCAATCTCTCCCTTGAAGTCATTGAAGGTCTTCATGACAGAGGCTGTCTCAGCAATGGTTAGGTCATCCCCACCCTTAAACTTAGCCTGTTGAGTTCTTTCGAGCTCTCCAAGCATGTTGTTATCTAGGGTGACGGTGATGTCCCCAAGGGGTTTACCCGGAGTTGGGGTGTCTGAATAAGCAAGAAGCTCCTCGGCTGTTAGGCCATCAGCAACAATTGTCTCTCCGAGACGGGCTCTGGCCCTCTCCATCTGATCACCGCCCATAACGGCAGACCAGAAAGTTCCTCTTCTGTCCCTCTTGTAGTTCTCAGGATCAGCTTCTACGCTGTTCCGAAGAGGCTCATAGAGCTTATTGAAGAAGCCTACAATGTCTGTATTACCGGGGTTGACCTCAGCGCTCGTCTGCATAGCATCACGAAAGAAGGTCTCATCAGTGGTAACACCGATCTTCTGGTATTCAGCCACTGTCTTTGCAAGAGCAGGGAGATCATCTGGGTTCTGGTTAGCAACAGCAAGAACTAGGTCCTTGGGAGCACCCATCTGCATTAGCTGGTTAGCTACAGACACACCAGCATCGGCGGCCTGCTTAGTCTTTAGTCTGTTCTCAAGACCCTTTGTACGAGCCAGTTCCATCTGTTTCGAGAAAAAGTCTTTAGCCTCTGCTCTATCTTCAGCATGAACCGTATTGGCCCTGCCAAGGAAACCAGAGAGGAAGCTCCCTGCTGCGCCCATTAGGCTCTCCTATTAATTAGTTTTGGTGGTCCTGCAGGTGCAGGGGGACCAGCGGGTGCTGCCTCAGCTACAGCCTGAGCAGCAGGAGCTGCTACAGGGGCCTGTTCAGGGGCCACACCAGCAGAAGGGTCAGCCATAGGAGGACCACTATCCATAATGGCAGTGACAATCCTCTGCTTCATCTTCTCTTTCTTCTTCTCTTCACTAGTCGGACCATCAAACTCCTTAGCCTCTACACCAGCACTCTCAGCAACTGCCTTGAAGTATTCGTGTAGGACGGGAGCAATTAGCATGGAAACGTCTAGCGTGTGAATGCCATTCATGACACCAGCTGTGAGAAGGGTCTCAACAAACTTGTCAATTGGCATCCCTCTTTCCATAAGATGGATCATCTCTTCTGTAGCCTCAGGATCACTAAGCTTCTCTAGATGAGCAGCTAGGGCCTGCTGAGGATCAGCATACATAGCGGGTTGTTCCCAAGGGGAGTTACCGGGCTCTGTAGTGAGGCTCTGACCGGGAATCGGGGCGTCTAGTTTGGTAGGCATTATACGCCCTTTCTATTTCTAATCCCACGAGGAAGGAGAGGCTTCGTATTACGAATGTCCCTCTTCTTCTGAAGGTCACTCTTTAGATTAGGCTGCTTAACTTTCGCAGCCCCACGACCTGCTGGCCTGTGTACGTATTTAAGAGGTTGTTTTGCACTACTACGAGCCACGGTTCATAATCTTTCTGACATAGCCTTGGGTTTCTTTGTAGGGAGGAATACCATTATACTTGCTAACAGCCCCCGGTCCAGCATTATAAGCTGCCAGAGCTAGATCCCAACTACCGAAGGTATCATACTGCTCTCTAAAATAACGAGCTCCACCAAAAACATTCTCTCTTGGGTTGGTAGCATCCACCCCTAGGTAATCAGCTGTCCCCGGCATAAGCTGGGCGAGACCGATAGCCCCTGCACTAGAACGTGCGTTAGGATTGAAAGAGCTTTCAGCCTTAACAAGTCTAAGGAAGAGATCTTCTGGGACCCCAGCTGCCTTAGCAGCTTCTCTGGCTAGAGACACCATTTCACTCTTAGGCCCCTTGTAGTCCAGCTTGAAGGCTGGATCAGAGATGTACCCACCAAAGAGGCTTTTAGCTTCCTTAGCTTCTGCTGTCTCTGCAACTGGTGCTTCCTCTTTTGCCTCAGGCTCGACTGTGGTAGCAAGCATAGAGGTGGTGGGAGCAGGTGTGCTCTCCACCTGATCATTGAATTTTTTTCTCGCTTCCTCTCCTCCTGCCCGAATGTGTTGGATCCACTGCTTGCTCATCGCAAGGGGATCATTCTCTTCTTCGGGCTTGGAGACGTTTAGACGAGGGGAGACATACCCATTCTGCTTAGGAGCAGATGTGGGTGTTTGAGCTTCTTGGGCCATGCCATCTAGCTGAGCCCTAATCTTCTTTAAAGACTCTTTATACATTAGCCCCACCAATCCTCAAATCTATCAAATGCAAATGCACCAACATCCTTCCAAAGACTATCTTTAGAAGCTTTGTCCTGAGCATCCTCATAAGCATCCGTATTCATCTTCTGCATTACAATCTCATGGGCTCTCTGAGAGGCGTTCTCTGCAGCTGTAAAAGCAAACTGCATAAGGTCTCTCTCTGTCTGCCAGAGGTTGTTATAAGCCTGTGTAGTGAGACCAGTGGAGAGCTGGGCATTAAGCCTGTTGTTCTCGTTCTGCTCAGCATTGTTAGTTGTAGTGATGGTCCTACGCCATTGGACGTTAGACTGGTCTACAATAAGTCTGTTAGCTGCATTGAACTGATCTCTAGCTGCCTTCATCTCGCTGTTGAACATCTTAATGGAATTGCCCTGTTCAGTCTTGAACATATTCATACCGTTCTTCTGAGCGGCATTGAACTGGCTTACCTGAGACTTCAGCTGAGAGAAGAACTGCTCTGTCTGGTTTTCACTTGTAGCATTAAACTGCTTAGCTGCGTTATCAGCTGCCTGATCAGTGAAGAGGCTCTGGATACGAGCCTGACTCTTGAAGAGGTTGGTCTGACTAGCAATGTCCAGATTGGCTAGGTCCATCTGTAGGAACGACTGAGCGTTCTGTAGACGTGCCTGCTGTCTGTTGTTTAGATTGGCCATCTCAAACTGTGAGAACGTCTGTGCGTCCGCAGCAGCAATACCAATGGCACTCTCCATCATTGCCTGAGTAGTGGCACTGGCAGCCATGCTAGAGGCTCCTAGGCCCCTTTGCATCATCACCTGATCTGCCATTCTCTTGGCACCAGCTGCCCAAGGGGGAGTCTGACCACCCTCAAACTGCTGCATTAGCTTTGTTAGCTGGCCCTGTACGGTGGCATCTGCACTAGGGAGTGCCTGAGCTGCCGTAACTTGTGAGTTGGCCCCTACGGTGCCTTGTACAGCCTGTGTGTCGTTAATAGCCTGCTCTACCTCAGGGCCACCCTTTGTGGCTTCATAGGTATGGGCTTCCCCATCAGGGATGGCAGCTGCTAGGGCTGTAGGAGCCATAGGAGTGCCTGTGACGGTCTGAGCAGGAGGAGCCTGACCACTGTCCTTATCTAGAAACTGATTAGACTTGGCATCAATGGTGGAAGTTTTTGATTCCGTAACAAACTTCTCTGGGTCAGTGACCATGGTCTGACCAACGCTTTTAACGTTCATCCCACCACCAGTAGTTCCTCCCTTACCATCTCCACCAGTGTCTGAACCGGGCTTCGGCTTAGTGCCAGTCTTCTCACCCTCAATTTGAACCCCTTCTCCGGGCTTGATGCCACGCATCTCAGCCTCTTCTTTAGAATAGGGCTTGCCTTCGGGGGTTAGCCCCTTGGCCATATTCTCGTGTCTCTTGTCCTGCCAAGCTTGGAAGGAGGGGTAGTAATTACCATCAGGAGCATTATACCCCTGAGCCACTACACCACCCCCTGCCATAGGCTTAGCAGCTTCAACAAAACTCCGAGCTTTTTCTGTCATACGAGAGAGTTTGGCAGCATTCTCAGGCTCAGCTAAAAACTCATTAAACTTCTCCATAGGACCTGCGTGCCCAATCTTCCGGGCCACAGCTTCCATTTGCTTTTCTGTAAAGCCACCAAACTTCTTCTCGATCATAATCTCTTCCTATTAGGCAGGGGTCTCTTCAGACGCAGCTTTCTCAGCTTCAATCTTTTTTACTTCTGCGGGTGGAGTGTTAGGAACCTGCCAAACAAGCCTACCAGCTAGAAGTGTGATAACTGTGAAAGCAATAGCCTGTGCCAGAACATCGGCCTCTGGCATATCACCAAGCCCAGCTAGTGAAAGCATTGCGACAATCATAGTTGTCATAGGCACCATTAGGGGGGTGAGAGCAGCAGCGCTCTTTTCAGTCCCAGTAAAATCAAACATTTTCTTTCCTCAATAAGTTGGTTAGCTTCTCTGTATATTCTACGAGAAGGTCGGCAACTGCCTCTTCTAGTACATCAATGTCTTCAACAGGAGAGGGAGGAACTGGTAGGTCCCATTTCATCCCATTGGGGTAGACACTCTTAGGGAGCTCGAAATGAGGCCCATCCATAAAGCTCTTCCAATCGCCTCCCCAAACTATGGGGACGTTCTCGGCCTTAGCTGCTTCTTTAACAGCTGGGGCTAGCTTATGGTATAGGTCCCAGTCAAACTCTCCCTTGCCCGTACTAGGGTTGATGGGGAGCAGGTCAACAGCCATTCCTTGAATGTGACGACTATCAAGCGTCTTAGACGCCCCCTGTTTAAAGAGCTCTTTCTGTCTCTCTAGTGTTCTCCTGCCCTCTAGCACAGTGAAGTCCACTGGGGAGGTTTGTAGAGCACGAGTAACCACTCGTACTAGATCAGGGTGAACACCCTTTAGATTGTCTAGAGATCTTTGTGAGAATTTTCTAGCCATTATTCATCCTTACGTGGAGGAACTCCATCATTTAGAACACGATCAAGCTTATCTTCTATACGAGTAACCGCAGAAAAGAACCTGTCCAGTTCTCTCTCAGAAACGGCAAGTCTAGTCTCTAGGCCACTAATTCTGGTCTCACGTCCAGCAGAGATTATTTTAGCCTCTGCTCTCCAAGCCTCTAAACCATCTACTCTCGCCCTAAGATCTATTAAGGCAGCTGTAAAAGTGCTGCCCATTAGAAAAGCTGCTACAACAATACCCCAAAAAGCTTTTATGCTGATGCGGACTAGTGTATTTTCTACGGAAGACGAGTCGATCATATCCTCTGTTCCAGTTCCTTAACTGCCTCAATTAAGTAGGCAATTAGTTTGGTGTACTTTACGGACTTCCAACCATCTTCATCTGTCTTAACAAGCTGGGGGGCTACCTGCTCTACTGCCTGTGCAATGAGACCAGTGTCTGGTTCCCCGTTCTTAATCCAATCATAGTTCACACCCTGTAGGGCCTTAACAACGTCAAGGGCTCCGGTAAGTGGTGTTATATTGGTCTTCTTTCTCTCATCTGAGTTCTCAGTGAGAACACCCTCAAGTGTCATGTCACCATCATTAAAGAGTCTGGCGGTTATAGAACCATTACCAGTGAAACCAATGCTACCTGAAGAGGCTCTATAGAAACCTGTGTCTCCGTCACCACCAGCCCCGAAGTGGAAGGTGGGGGCAGCAGCACTACCAAGGTCTACACCAACACCCACTGCGTCGATCATGGCAGTTAGGCTACCACCAGTAGCAATACCAATTACGTTGGGGGTGTGGCTGTAGAAGCCTGTGTTAGAGTCGCTGGTAAATGAGAGAGAAGGAAGAGGAGCCGAACCATTTGGTGCATAGATCACTGGGGCGAAAGTGGCTGCAGAGGCATCAATAGTGAGCCTACGAGTACCACCTGTTACCAGTGCTAGGATGTTAGCTCCGTCAAAGAGCATACCTGTATCAGGGTCTGAGGCTCTTGAGACGTTGGGGAATGAGGTACTACCAGCAGCATTCGAATAGAAGAACGCTCCGTAGATGTCATCAGCCCCTACGTCAATCTGACCAAACCCACTAGTGATGCTACCAGCATTTAGGGCACCAGTGCCTGTGATACCAGTGTAGCTCCCAGCTATACGAGCACTAGCCACTGTACCTGACAAGAGGTAGGAGGCGTCTAGTGAGGTAACTGGGATGGTGATGTTAGCTGTACCATCGAAGGAAGTGGCTGTACCTGTAGCACCAGTGCTGATTGCAAAGGTTCTGGGAGTTGTTAGAGAGGCAGCTGAACCACCAGCATTGCCTGATACGTTACCTGTTACGTTACCAGTGAGGTTGCCTAGGAAGGGGATACCGTTGGCTGTAACACCACCACTATCAACTACCATGGCCAATACACCAGCAGAGGTGAAGCCCATAGTACCAGCACTGATCCGATACATACCAGTGGTATTATCGTCTGACCAGTTGTACGAAGGATCAGCTACACCACCGCTAGAGCTAGCTTTAAACTCGTCTGAGGTGGTAGTGCCAGAGGTAGTAACATCTCCTTGGAAGAAGGCGTTCTTAAATCTAACCCCTGTAGTACCTAGGTCGTAGGTGTTATGGGTCTTAGCCTTAAACTCTGTAGCACTTGCTACGAAGTCTTGGGCAGGACCGATAGCTAGGATGGGAGCGCCTTCCCCTGTAGTACCATCATGGTTATGACCAGTGGAAACATGGAAGGCTGCCTGAATGGCGTCGAATTCAGCGTCTAGGTAGGTAGCATCAATGATGTTACCATTATCAATGTTGTTGCCTGAGTCAGCTCTAATATAACCTGCCATATTATCTTCTTTCGTTTGTACCGTATTCGAGGATGGCGAAATCTAAGTTGAAGGGAGGATTGGTATCACTCCCGGAGTATTCTAAAGAGAAAACAAAACCGCTCCCCACGGTCTGATTAACGAAAGTATCTGATACGCTCTGTGAATAACTGTCTGTACCATACACTGCAACACCATAAATAGCAACACCTGTGGTGGAGCTCATGTTAATGGTGTAAGGCTGGATACTGCCGCTAGGGTTGTAATCTAGCTTCAGGTTAAAATCAATAGAGAAAGTACCAGTGGTCTTAAGGTATAGCGAATGCTTATAAATGGTCTTTCGAATTCTAGGGTCAGTAATTGGCATCCACGGGGTTTTGAATGAATAAGAAATATCACCTCCATCGAAACCTCCTGTATTCTCCATCTTGTAGACGTATTCGTCTTCACTGGTAAAGAGCACTATCTCTCTATCGTCAAACTGTCTACTATGGGCACTATATACTTTCATACCAACTATCTCTCCCCACTCAATCCTAGTTGTACCCTGATCGGAATACTTAGTGGCTAGGAAGCCCCTAGAGAGGGCCTTGGGGGTAGAGGTAGAATAGGTGAAGAGCCTATACTGGTTCTTAGCACGAATGGGTAGAGAGGTATACTGAGGCCCAAGAACGATGGTACGTGACACCTCGCTCTGGATGTTCTCAGAAGCTCTCTCTAGTCCGAAGTCTTCATTACGCTCTGTAGCGGATAGCCACCGTACACCATCAGGACCGAGGTAGAGGATGTCACCACCAACCTCCTGTACTGTGTAGGGATCGAGGCAGCCTGTGGAAGTGGTGATAGGTTGTAGCTGGAAATCCCCTAGGGTGTTACCAGCGAGCCTATGAATACTATCCACTGTAAAGATGATGAGCTGATCACGGAAAGCAATCAACCCTGTAATGTCCCCACCAATGTTGATCACACCTGCTCCGTTACCGGGGGTGTAGTCATTGTCTGTGTAAGGGGCTGTGAAACTAAGAAGGTTCCCCTTGGCGTAGAAGATGTGGTTCTTAAACACCCGAACTAGATGGGCTCCAACTACATCAGCAGGAGCACCAGTCTCAAAGGCCATGGTTCCAGCGAGAGTGTTATAGATAGCTGGATCATTGAAACCATCCACTACCACCCACTTATCTGTACCATCAAAGTTGTACATATCAAAGTGAATTCTGGTAGCGTTGGGCGTAACCACTGTAAGCTTCTCAGTCCAAGTGGTCCCTGAAGAGGTGCAATACCTAGTACCTTTACGAGCAAGAGCATCTGTCTCTGAGAGAACAATCACTCCAATTACTGGTTCGGCCTGAGCTGCAGCAACGTCTGTAGAGCTATATTTTGAATACCCCAAGATCTTGGTGTAGCCACCGTTTACAGCGGGCTCGAAGTTCTTTAGAGTAATGGCACTACCGGGAGCCTGTATCCCCTGCTCTAGTCTACCCAGATCAGTTCTCCAACCACCCTCAAATTTAATAGGAAATGTTTCCCACTTAGTTGGCATAACTATCTCCGATCAACAGTTGTCGCCCTTGCATACTCAGTACGATTGGTGTAGATGGTTCTCATCTCTTTGATCATGTCATCAAAGCTCTTATCAAAGAGCTGGACCTGATCTGTATCTCCTCTGAATGCAAACGCCTTAGCCATACTACCTTCGAAGATAACATACTCAAAGTTCTCAGGCACTGAGGGAACATCATCCCACTCTGTTAGTTTGATTGGGAGGGTGTAGTATTCGTAGAGAAGCGTGTAAGCCTGATCAGGAGGGGGGCTAATACCAAACTGAAGCTCAGGGGTTCTCCAAACAGATACAGGGATGTTATGGTAGTTATCTGGTTGATACTCCATATCAGAGAATTTCTCCAGATACTCTTCATAGTCCACCGGTACTAGATACGTAGTTAGATTGGTTAAGCTGTCGTCCCTCTGAATTCGGAAGGTGTTATATTGTACAGTCTTCGCATCAGCCTCATAATCATAACGAGAGACATCGGGAGTTAGAACCAATGTCTTAGTCGTATGATTAAAGGGCCATTCGAATGACCTAGAATTGATTTTACTGATGGCCCAGTTAACGCTATTCTTAGCCTGTGCGTAGAAGCCTGTAGCATCAGCAAAGTTAGAACTTGTAAGAGGAACTTCGTTCAACATTTCATTAACGTTGTTCACTAGCCCCAAGAAGTTGTATGCCATGTATAAGTCCCTGTTAGAAGTTCTAAAAGAAAGGGGGACAGGGCAAGACCCTGCCCCCCAGTAGTCATTAGCTCATCTGATCGCGGTCAACAACGGCTGGACGGCCAGTTGTCTTGCGGGTCTCAATGTAGGCAACCCAAGCACGAACAACACCGGTAAGCCGGATAGCTGTTGCTGAGAGAAGGTTGAAGTCTACAGCAGAAGTCAGGAGAGCAGGAGCCCCACCTGAAACGTCTGTATGAGCAGGAAGAGTACCAACAGCTGCGTCACCTGCGAGGGTGCCGCTATAAGCGACAGTGCCTACGCGAGCTGCGAGGGTGTTGGTTGTCTCAGTAGAAACCGAAATCTGCTCAAGACCAGCACTAAGAATTAGTGCGCCCTTTGGCATCATCCAGAGAGCAAGGCTATCTGAAGCTGCGGCAGTCTGGTTGTCAGTGTCAGTGAAGTCGATAAAGCACTCGTTATACCGAACATTAGCCATGTAGTCTTTGGCCTGAATGTTAGCGGCATTAGCGTTGTACTTGTCCCAATATTTTACAGCCATAGTTTATATTTCTCTTTCTATGTTTAAATAGTCAATAACCTGTTTGAGTAGTTCTGGGCTATCTCTAAACATCCCTATCCCGATATTACAGGGCCAACAAAGTAAGCCCCGAACCTTCCCTGTGGTGTGGCAATGATCAACGACAAAACGTTCTTCTACACCACTCCCGTACCCCCCACACAAAGCACATTTGTAATTTTGGTCTACTAACATCTTTTCATAATCGTCTGGGGAAACCCCATACTTTCTAAAAAGGTGATTTTTATTTTTGTATATGCTGTGGCAAAGTTTGCAGCGGGTTAGGGCTGCGTAACCACCATAATGACTTTTGTGTTTGTGTAGAGAAAAAGCTTCAGGGGATTTAACCTCCCCACAATCAATACAAGCTCTTGTCTTTAGGCCCAAGTGATCAAGGGGGAGGTTAATTGTCATATTCTTACTCTAGGTTATTGATTTTGTTGGATTAGGCAGCTACGTTGTACTTAGCTGTCACAATAGCCTCGGGTCTCAGGATTTTTCTTCCGTAAAGGTGCATACCACGAACGATGTCGCCGAAGCTGTCCTGATCGCGGAAAGTCTCAGTCTTTGAGATCTGCTCAGCAGTAGCAACAGCTGAGTTGGTTCCGAAGACGATAACACCATAGTTGGAGTTCTGGTTGGCTGCACCTGAGGTGCTTGGGCCAGTGCCTACAACTGGAAGGTTCCGAGAGACGTAGAGACGGAAGCCCTGAATTGGGGTGTCAGTGACACGACCATTACGGAGACCACCGGTCTTGCCCCACTCTGCCTGGAAGAGACGGCTATCTTCGTCACGAAGAGTCTCAAGGAAGGTAGGATCTACTACCGCCCAACGACCATCCTGAGGAACACTCTGAGTGTCTAGGATACGGGCTGCTCTGTTGAAGATGTCCAGAGGGGACACAACATCAGTTGGGTAGGAAGTGATACCCGGAAGCCGTGGTGCGATTGGGATTGAGTGCTCACCAGCTGACGCTGTAGTGATACGGGCGAAAGAACCCTTCTTAAGCACGTTACCTGACAGAAGCTCGTTCGCGGTTGAAGCAGTTGAAACTGCTAGAGTACCGGGAATGTCTGCAGCTGCACGAGCTGTATCAGCATTGGCGTGAGTGGCTGACTGCTTGAAGCCAGTCATGTAACCAAGAATTTCCTGGTCAAAGTTATCCTTCAGGCGATAACCTGCACGGTCAGTGGCAAGGCTGAGCCAGTTGATGTGGCTGTGGGCCTTCTCAATGTCGTCGGTCTTGAAGGCGTAGTAGTTGCTCTGATCAATGACCAGAGTGAAGTCCTCGTCAACGAGGTCCTGAGTCTGGATCTGCGCACCACGACGGTAGGCAGAAACGCTGATCTCTGGCTCTTTGATGATACGAACTGAGTCACCAAAATCCTTGATCTCGCCGAAGTAGTCACTGTTAGTGATGTCCTGTACGACAGAACTCTTTCTGAAGGCAAGCTGTGCCTTTTTAGAATAAATTACCGGGGAGAAATTACCATTAGGTAGATTGTTATACCCGGCAGCTGATGGAAATGCCATCGTAAGCTCCTTTGTGTTGATTGTTATTTTAGGCGTTTATGTCCAACACATAAGGGCCATTGTTCTAGGGATGCCTTTCGGGGCCTATAATTAATGGGAAGTCTTAGTGAACATTATGCTCTGGCAGCGGCTCTTAGATCATAGACGAAGTTTCCTGAACGGATGGCTTCTGCAATAGCCTCTTCGTGCTTCTCATATTCAGCGACTGTCATAGCATCTACCTGACTTTCAGTATACTTCTTACGTCCAGACCCGGTAGTCGGCGTGGAACGCTCTCTTGTGGGAATAGCTTTAGCTGCTTCCCGATTAGGATCAGTCTTACCCATACTCTCTTTGTATAGAGTGATGGCTTCGATTACATCGTCCGCTGTCCCGTCATAAACCATATCTTGGAACCGCTGAGGTTTCTTTTCCACCCAGTCATGAAAGTCATCATTTACAATTTCATCAAAATCAGCATGAACTTTCTTAATGCGGGCTTGTTCCTTCTCATAATTGACTGATGCCTGTGCTGTTTCAATCTCGTCCAACTTTGTTTTGATTTCTTTGGACTTGTGTTCAGCTCTCTCATCGGCTAGTGCAATAATGACTTGGGCAACCTGAGGGTATTTCTCCACCCATGCCTTCACCTCGTCAGGATTGGTGGGTAGAGATTTCGGAGACTTTAGCTTCTCTTCGAGCTCTGCGATCTTGGCTTTAAACTCGTTTTCTTTTTTCTGCGAGTGCCTACGTAGATCGCCAAACCTCTTTCTGAAGGTCTCTTCATCTTTAGACAGCGGGACTTCCTCTTCGACTTGAGCGTCAATTGGGTCCTGCTTTGGTTTCTGTGGGGTAGGATCTGTATCTGGTGTAGGGGCCTCAACGGGTGTGCCTGTACCAGCGCCAGCTTCTAGAGCGGCAATTTCTGCTTCTAGGTCTTCAACAGACTTATCAGCACGATTTACGAAACTCATATTATTTCCTATGTTGGGGGCTGACACTATTGTCAGGTGGCCCTAGTTCTGCGGGTGACCAATCCACCCTTGTTATACAGCCCGCCGCTCTTCATAGAGCCGGAAGATGGGCCTTGACTGGGTGAACGACCAAGGTCACTCCCCACTCTCTCGCTTCCGCCGGAATACTGGTTGTCCGATTTGTTCGAACTACCTCCGCCGTAATTCTGATTGGCTAGCATGTTAGTGCCAGCTGCTGGCTGACCACCACCCTTTGAGCTCTTAGT